GATGGAAAATATGCTAAACTTTTCCCAATAATTGAGAATGGAGTTTTAGTTTCTGTTGATGTTATAGATTCTGGTTCTGGATATAATTCAAACAACACAGAACTAACCGTAGTTACTAGTGGCAGTGGTTGTATTTTATCCCCCAATATTCAAAGATGGACGGTTAATACTTATAAAAAACATGAGGCTCAATTAACAAATCCAAATAATACGGATGATTTAATAATTGTTGAACCATTTAATAAAAATAATAACTTTAATCAAGCTGTATCAGTTACTGCTCCAAGATCATTAAGATACTTATTAAATGATAATATCAATTCTTCTTTAGTAGAAGTTGGAATTAATACCGTACATTCACCAATTATCGGATGGGCATATGATGGTAATCCAATTTATGGTCCTTATGGATCTAAAAATCCAAAATCTATTTCTAATTTAACAGAAATAGAATCTAGCTATATTTTAGTATCAAAGTCAAATAGACCAAATTTCCCAGCGGGATTTTTTGTTGAAGATTATGAGTATAGTGGTGATGGTGATTTAGACGAGTATAATGGAAGATATTGTATTACTCCTGAATTTCCAACTGGAATTTATGCTTATTTTGCAACAAGAAATAACTTCCCCTACATTTTAAATAATTTTAGAAGTGACGTTGATAAATTTAACTATGATTTTTCAAAATTACAAAATTATTTGGAGATTTTAGAGACAGATATTTTAAGAAATACAACTCCTTATAAATTAACGGTTCCAGAAACAAATTATTTTGCAGCTCCTCAAGTTAAGTCTGAAAGAGAAAAATCAGAGGTAGTTGCAGTATACACTGCTGGAATTTCATCTGTACGTGTATTGCTTCCTGGAGATAATTACAAAGTTGGAGATAATATTGTATTTAACAATACTGACAGTTTTGGTAGAGGAGCTGGTGCAGAGATTTCTGAAATTTTAGGAAAAACCATTAATTCAGTTAGCTATGCGTCTACTACTTTTAGTGATGTTGAATTTATTTACAATAATGATTTAGTAACTGGTATTACATCAATTCCTCACAAATTATCAAGTGGAGATGTAATCAACGTTTCAGGCATTAGCACTTATGCATTTAAATCTTTTGAGGGAACATATAGAATAGGAGTTTCTTCAATTACCACTATTTTAGAAGTTGGTATTGGAACGACTGGTGTTACTGGTATGACAACAGATGTTTCACTGCTAGAAAAATCATTTACTGACAGAATTAAAATTAATGATATTATTGGCATTAATAGTGAAAGATTTTTAATCTTAGATGCAAATAGAATCACTGGTGCTTATAAAGTCTTAAGACAGTATGACTCAACTTCAGGCACTGCACATACAACTGGTAAAGAAGTTTCTTTAGATCAACGTTATTTTACATATAATGTATCTGGTTTTACTACAAATGCACCTTTAAGAGAAAATAAAACTAAGTATTTTGACCCACAAACATCAGTTGGTGTTGGAACTACAACCACAAGAACATTAGTTGGATATGGTATATCTGCAATTTATAGCGGTGTTCAAACTGGACAAGGTTCTTACACACGTATCAATTTTGCAGCAAATCCTTTTAAAGTTGGGGATTATGTTCAAGTATCTGGTGGTTCGTTAAGTATTACTGAAGCTGCAGTTGTATCAGCATCATCTACATCAATTTTACTTGATCATAATAGCACGGCTGTGGTTGGTGTTGCTACTACTGGTATTGTTAGACTTAGAAAACTATACAATATTGAAGCAAGAAATATATTTTTACCTGGGCATGGATATGAGAATGGGCAAAAATTAAAGTACACTTTCATTGCTGGCGCTGGTTTAACATGTTCTTCAAATTCATCTTTAACGCCAACAATTACATTACAAAATAATCAAATTGTTTATGCAGTTAAAGTTGATACTGATAATATTGGTATTGTTACCACGTTGGCGGGAATAGGTAGCACATCAACTAGATTATATTTTATTGGAATTTCAACTTTCAGAGGTAATCTACATGGTTTCACTGCTTTAAAAAATAATCTAACTGGAAGTATTACCAGAAATAGAGCCCAAATTATCACAAACGTAAATCATGGTTTGCAAATTGATGATCAAATAAAATTAGATCTTGTTGCTAATAAGTCTGAGTCTGTAATTTTAAAATACAATGATACTAATGCAAAATTGATTATAAATCCAGTAAGTTTTGGTTCAACTCAAGTTGGTGTTGGATCAACACTATCATATATTAATATACCATCACACAAATTAAATAGTGGTGATAAAGTTATTTACGAAGCATCTACTCCAATTACTGCTTTAGTAAATCAAAGAGAATATTTTGTAATTAAATTAGATGATAATAATATTAAATTAGCAGAATCATATTACAATGCTACAAGAACAAATTATATTGAATTGCCACTTAATTCTTCTGGTTCTGCAACACAAACGTTATCGCAAATAAATCCAAAGTTAAACTTTATTAGAAATAGTACAGTTGGTTTTGCAGTTTCGGATGCTTCTTTACAAAATTTAAAAATTGTATTCTACGATAGCGAAGACTTTACTAATCCAAACTATGAACAAAATGTAATTAGAGCTGGTTCCCCTGGAGATGGATCTGCAAATACAAAGGTTACTTTAATTATTGATGATACTATTCCAGACACAATTTACTATCGTGCAATTCCTGTTGGAATATCCAGTATCAATAATAATGCTTTAGGATTAACTGTAGACAGAGATAATCCAAACGCAGGAAAAATTACAATCCGCGATAGTGCGTATAAAGGAACATTTAATATTGTTTCGATTGGAAACAGCACTATTTTCTTTAATTTGAATGAATTGCCAGAAGCAAATTCATATACACCAAGCGGCGTTACTACGACTTCATATGTGACAACATCAGCAACAGCAACTGGTGGTATATCTGATGTTAAGATTAATTTTGTTGGCGTTGGTTACAAATTTATTCCTGGAATTAGCACAATTACCACAGATTCTGGTACAGGTGGTTTAGTTAGAGCATATTCTGACACCATTGGTAAAATTAAAACTATTAGTTTATCGCTTCCTGGATATAATTATCCTACTGACAAAACTATTTCTCCAAAGGCAGATACTCCTATTGTATTAAGAATTAAAAATAATAATAGATTAGCTTCCGTACAAGTTTTAAGTGGCGGAAGAAATTATACTACTCCACCTAAATTAAAAGTTATCGGGAACGATACTATTATTTTAGAATCAAAGATCACTGGCAATTCAGTAATATCTGTAACTATTTTAAATAATTCTGGGGGACTAACAGAAATTGGACCTGAAATTATTCCAATTTTTAATACCAATGGCGTTGCGGTAATAGATGGATATAGTAGCGGAACTGATGTGACTCTTCTTTTAAAAGCTCCCACCAATGGATTTACATCATTCCCGTTCCAGATTGGTGATAGTGTATTTGTTGAAGGTATTGTAGGTCTTGGAAGCACAGGAACTATTGGTAGTGGATATAATTCGGAAAATTATGGGTATAGAAACTTCAATGTTACTCAAAGAGTTACTACTTTAGGCTCTGAAAGTATTACTTATTCAATAGCTGGTATTGGTACAACTGCTGGAACGTTTGATGTTACTAATAGTGCTGGTAGAGTCATTAAAACTTCAGATTTAGCAGTATTTGATGCGATTGTAGAGCCTACAGATTTTTACAGTGAGGAAAAAGTACTAGTTAATCAAAGTTCTTCTAAAATTGGACTAAATGGTTGGGATAGAACTAGAAGAATTTTAAAAATTTCAGGTAAAGGCATCCATCCTTCATTGGGAGACATTGTTTCTGGTACTGTATCTGGTTCTGTTGGAGAAATTGAAGAAATTATTACAAATGATTCTAATTATAGCACAAATTCTACAATTACTTTAAATGCCTCTTCAACATGGCTAAGTGATTCTGGTATTTTAAATAATTCATTACAAAAAATTCAAGATAGTGATTATTATCAAAACTTCTCATATTCAATTAAAAGTACCATTCCAAAATCAACTTGGGAAGAGCCAGTTAATAGTTTAGTACATGCAGTTGGATTTAAAAACTTTAGTGATTTAGGGGTAAATAGCAAATCCTTGGCAGGGATTGCCAGAAGTGATAACTTAAGAGTATCTATTGGTTCTTCTGAAATTATTACCATCGTTGCCATTGATAATGTTGCATCAATGTATACAAGATTTGGATTTGATTTTGGCACAGAAGAAGCAACTTCCCTTGGAGTTTCCAAATTTGTAAATTTTGCAAATAATAAACTTTCTGATTATTCTATCTGTAATACCAATAAAGTTTTAAAAGTTGACGATATTAGTTCCCAATTTACTGGTATTGGTAGTTTTGGCACTACTGTTGGAGTAACATCATTCTCTTTAACAAGTCAAGGAAATACACTACTCAAAAAAACTTTTGATTCCACTAACTTATCTGTAGTTTCGGCTGGCAGCAGCACCTTGTTCATTCCAGGGCATGATTTTAGTACGGGAGAAGAATTAGTATATAACCCAGGTCCAGGGGGATCATTTATTTCAATTGCATCTACAGATAGAACAGTTGTTGGTGTTACTACAACAAAACTTCCAACTACAGTATTTGCATATAAAGTAAATTCAAATATTATTAAACTTTCTGGCATTAAAACCGATGCAACTACCAATAATATCTTTTTTACCTTTGCAGCTTTTTCTGGCGTAGGCTCTACAGTTGGTGCTGGTCAAACTCACAGATTATCAACTAACTTTAATGTGGCAAATACCCGTGCAGTAATTACAATTGATAATATAATTCAAAGTCCTCTGTATAGAAAGAAAGTTTCAACAGCATTAGCTGGTAGTATTGGAGCTGCAGCAACAACTATCACATTAACTGGCATTACTTCAATTGCTACAAATACATTACTCCAAGTTGATTCAGAAATACTACAAGCCAATGTAGTTGGATTTGGCTCTACAAACGTTGTTACAGTTTTTAGAGGTATTTTTGGCACTCCACAAACAACTCACACTGTAGGGGCTGCTGTAACTGTATTGGGTGGTGATTATAGCATCAATGATGGTACTATTTACTTTGTAGCTCCACCATACGGACCAGTTGGTGTTAGCCCTCTACAACCTGGAATTTCTACAAACTCTTCATTTACTGGTAGAATATTCTATAGACTTAACTATAAAGAAAACTTTATTTTTGATGATATTTCTAACGATTTTAACGGTTCTAAAAAAGTATTTACATTACAACAAAATAATCAAGACGTAACTGGCATTATCACTGGTGGAAATTCAAATTATGGCATAGTTCTTATTAATAATATCAATCAACAACCAACTATTGACTATACAATTTCTCAAAGAGTTTCTCCTGGCATTGGAGCATCAATTACGTTTACTGGAACTGATGCTGAATCTATCCCTAGAGGTGGAGTTATTGATAGAGTTGTAGCTGGTTTTGGATCTGGTTATCAACCATTAGAGCAAGCTTTTGCAGTTTGCTCAGTATCAGCTGGCGGAACAATTCAATCTGTTGCAATTACTACTTCAGGTTCTGGATATAGAAGTGCTCCAATCGTTAGTATTGCAAGCACTGTTGGTGGAAGTAGTGGATCTATTACTGCCACAGTTACAAATGGCGTTATTAGTGGATTAACCATTGCTAATGGTGGTTCTGGATATAGTCAGGCAAGCCCTCCAATTATAACTGTGGGTGTTCCTACAGCATATGCCAATTTAAATCTTATTGGAGGCTCTGGAAGTGGTGCTAAAATTAATGTGCAGGTTGGTGTAGGAAGAAGTGTGATACTATTTGATATCATTAATAGAGGGTATGGCTACAAACCAAATGATGTTCTAACAATTACTGGTGTTCCAGTAGTAACTGGAATTGGAACCAGTGCATTTACTCTTAGAGTATCTGATGTTATTACAAACGAATTTTCAGGATGGAGTTTTGGATTATTAGACAGACTTGATGATATTTCACAGTCTTTCAATGGGGTAAGAAAGACTTTTGGATTAACTAAAACTGTAATTACTTCAAATCCATATAGCATTGATTCTGGAGCTGGTTCTGGAATTGATGTAGCTAATAATCTTTTAATCTTCATTAATGATATTCTTCAGCAGCCTGGAAGAGATTATATCTTTACTGGTGGAACACAAATTACATTTACAGAAGCTCCTCCATCAGGAAGCAAATTCCAACTATTATTCTATAAAGGTTCTGATGCAGATGTAATTGATGTAGACATCAGTAGTGAAACTATTAAAGTTGGCGATTTTATTAAATTAAATAAAAACCTTCCATTTCCAGATCAGTTTAATAGAATTGTTGAAGAAATTACTAAGAGAGATCAAGTTCAAACTAATAATTATTTTGACATTGGTATTTCGACATCACCAGAAATTAGAAGAATTGTTGATTGGACTAAACAAACATCAGATTTAGTTATCAATAATGAAGTTATATCTAAATCTAGAACAAATTATGTTTCTAGAATTAAACCAACTTCTAGAATTATTAAAAATATTCTTGCAAGTGATTCGACAATTTATGTTGAAAATGCATTCCCATTCTTCAGACAATTAGACAATTTCTTACAAGAAGATAATGAAATTTTAATTGTTGATGAAGTAGATGTTGCCGCAGCAACGGGCTCTGCAACTGTATCCGCTGCGAGCACAGTTGAAAATGTATCTTTAACATTTGCTGGATACGGTTATACAACTTCTGCAGCTCCTCTTGTTAGTGTAGCATCAACAATTGCACAAATAAGAGAAATAGGGAAAACTTGGACAGTTGGTATTATAACATCCACAGGACTTTCTTATAAAGATTTAGTATATGGTAAAGGATTGTTTGTAGCAGTTAGTGATGCTGGATTTATTTCAACATCAACAAACTTAACTTCATGGTCAACATATAATGAAGAACCATCTAACTTTACCGCAATTGGTTTTGGTAGTGATAAATTTGCTATTGTTGGTGATAATGCAGCGGCAGTAGTTTCTTCATTAGGATCTCAAGGATCTTGGTTTGATTCGCCAGTATTCTATAGTAGAACTTATAATGGTATTAATTTCTCATATATTCTAGTTCCATCATTTACTAGAGATTTAAAGGACGTTGTATATGGTAATGATGTCTTTATTGCTGTAGGAACTGGCGGAACATCTATTGTTTCAGCTTATGGTTCTAGTGGTATTGGCACTGCTTGGGTTGTTAGGAGCACTCCAATTACTAATACATTAAACTCAATTACATATGCAAATGGTGGATTTGTTGCTGTTGGTAATGGTGGTAGAATAGTCACCACAGTTGATGGTTATACTTGGAACGAGGTTCCATCTTCGGCTTCAGTTACAACACAAAACTTAATGGCAGTTTCTTATGTAAATGATACGTATATCGCTGTTGGTATGAATGGAACTATCATTTATTCTTATAATGCAGATATTTGGTTTACTGCAACTTCTAATACAAGTGTTGAACTATATTCAATAATTTATACCGATGGCGTTTATGTCATAACAGGAGAAAATGGATTAGTATTAAATTCAATTGACGGAATAAACTGGAATAAACGACTTGCTGCAATTACTACAAATATTAATAAAATTATTTCTTATCCATCTGGTATTATTGGTGTTGGGACTGGAGCAAGTTATGCTTATTCTGCTCCAGAAAAAAATAGAGCACAATTTACTTCAACGGTTTCTGCTGCTGGAACAATTTCAGCGTTAACAATTGTTGATGGTGGATTTGGTTACAATCCATCAGCTCCTGTTCAGGTTTTAATTTCACCACCATCTACAAAATATGAGATTATTTCTAATGTAGATGCTGTTGGTGATTTTGGTGTTATTACTGGAATTGGAACTAGTGCTACAGGTGTAAGCACAACATCGCCAATGCTTAAATTTAATTTTGATTGTGACAATAGATTAAATGTTACCAAATTTGGATTCATTGCTAGAAGTGGGATATCAACTGGCGATTACTTCATTATTAAAAATTCATGTGTTGGAAATGGAGTTACTTCATTAGATAATGGAGCTACTTTAGGTATTGGATCTACTTTTGTAGATAATGTTTATCGCGCAGATGGCATTATTAATGATGGTGTTTCTGGCATTGTCACTGTATTTTCAAATGTTCAATCAATTTCAGGAATAGGTTCTACATCTTTTGCAAATTGTGCTGAATATTCTTGGGGTAAACTATACAACTTTAACACTAGGACTAATCCAAAAGAATTTAAATTAAACTTAAGTCGTGGAATGACAGGAGTATCAACCGCTCCAGTTATTACAAGAATAAACGCTTTAAAAGAAGAGTTTACATAACGAGATAAATAACTAAAAAACTATAAAAATATGGCAGCTATTATTACTGATCAATTTAGAATATTGAATGCTGATACTTTTGTAAAAAGTTTTACGGGCATTGGCACGACTACTAATGTCTACTATACTTTTATAGGATTACCAAATTCAACTGATACAACAACAGGATCTGGTACTTCTGATTGGAATACAAATGTTCCCAATCCAAAAGATATGTTTAGGGAACAAAATGATTATTATGACACTATGATTGCTATGAAGAGAATTACCTCTTCAGATTTGAGAAGAATGGTTAGAAAGGTAGAATGGGTTGCTGGCACAACCTACGATATGTACAGAAATAATTATAGTTATTCAAATCCAGCACCAGTTACGAATGCTACTTCATTATACGATGCAAACTATTATATTGTCAATACTAATTTTAAAGTTTATGTATGTTTGAATAATGGTTCTTCTCCTGATTTTCCTTCAGGAAAACCTTCAATTGATGAACCTGATTTTACAGATTTAGAGCCAAGAGCTGCTGGTACTAGTGGAGATGGTTATATTTGGAAATATATGTATACTATTTCCCCAAGTGATATTGTAAAATTTGATTCAATTGATTATATTCCAGTTCCATCAGATTGGGGATCAGGTACAACTGCAGAAATTAAAAGTAATGCAATAGACGGTGAAATCAAAACTGTAATCATCAGTAGTGCTGGTGCAGGATATCAACCTATCGGAACATCATTTAAAAATGTACCTATTTTAGGTGATGGCACTGGAGCAAAGGTAACTGTTACAGTTGATAACTCTGGAAAAGTATCCAATGTAGAAGTAACTAATGGTGGAACGGGATATACTAGAGGTAGAATTGAATTTTACCCTGGAGCACCTGGATCTGAGATTGGAGGATCAATTTCAGGATTAAGTGCTGTTGGAACTGGAACAACTTCGGTTTCATCTTTTGAAGTTGTTATTCCGCCAGTTGGAGGTCATGGATATGATGTTTATAAGGAGCTTGGAGCTTATCGTGTATTAGTTTACTCTCGCTTTGAAACTACATCAACAAATCCAGACTTTATTGTTGGTAACGATTTTGCTAGAGTTGGTGTAGTTAAAAATCCAACAGTATATGGAAGCAAAACACAACTTTTAACTACATCAGAAGTTAGTGCAATTGGTGGATTAAAACTAAAAAGCTTAACTGGTGGAAACATTAGTGATACCACATATTCAGTTGATTCGGTTATTAGTCAAGTTACAGGTATTGGTTCCACAGCTGCTGGTCTTGTAGCATCTTGGGATAACTCTACTGGTGTTCTTAAGTATTACCAACCAGTTGGATTAGGTTTATCTGCATATGGTTTTAGAACACCATATTTTACAAGCACCATTGGTTATGGTGGAACTTATATTGTAAGTGGTGCTAGTGTAGGATCCAATTTGGGTATTGATACTAGCTTTGGTAGTTCTGCAAATCCAGGAACTGCAACTACAATTGGTTCTGGTGCAAATACTAGATTGGTTCCTCTTGGATTGAGATTTATTGATGGTGTTGCTCCGCCCGAAGTTGAAAAATACTCTGGAGAAGTGATCTATATAGATAACAGAGCAGCTATTCCAAGATCTTCTACCCAAAAAGAAGACATTAAAATTGTATTAGAATTCTAAGAAGATGCCACAAAATACCAACCTCAACACAGCACCATATTTTGACGATTTTAATGAGGATAAAAATTTTAAGCGTGTTTTGTTCAAACCTGGAACAGCAATTCAATCCAGGGAACTAACAACTCTACAATCTATTCTTCAAAATCAAATTGAGAGTTTTGGAAAGCATTTTTTCAAAGAAGGGGCAAAAGTAATCCCTGGACAAACTTCATATGACAATCAATACGAGTGTGTTCAATTAAATTCTTCGTTTTTTGGCGCTAATTTAAGAGATTATATTAAATTGTTGATTGGTAATACAATTGTTGGGGCAACTTCAGGCGTAACTGCTACTGTAATTAATGCAATTACAGATTTAGAATCTGATAGAAACATTAATACTTTATACGTTCGCTATGTAAAATCAAATAGCACAGATTTTACAGGATCTAAATTTGTTGATGGTGAACAACTACTTACCGAAACTGCTGTTGATATTGGAACTTTAACTATTGAAGCTGGAAATGCTTTTGCTACATGTATTGATAAAAATGCAACTTTAGTAGCTTCTTCTGCTTCAATATCTGAAGGTATCTATTTTATTAGAGGTCATTTTGTTAAAGTATTAAGTGAGTCTATTGTATTAGATCAGTATGGAAATACTCCAAGTTACAGAGTTGGTTTGTTAATCAATGAAGAGCTTGTAACTGCATTTGATGATGAATCATTATATGATAATGCTCAGGGATATTCTAACTATTCTGCTCCAGGGGCAGACAGGTTTAAAATTTCAACATCATTGATCAAAAAATCATTAGATGATTTTAATGATGAAAATTTTATTGAACTTATGCGTATTGTTGATGGTGTTCTTCAACAATTTGCACAGGAAACCGTAAATTCAACAATCCGAGATGAATTAGCAAGAAGAACTTTTGACGAATCTGGTAATTATATTGTAGATCCTTTTGAAATTTTTGCAAAAGAAAGTCTAAATGGGGATGAAGGTAACGGTGGCATTTATACTGAGAATCAAAAAACTTCCGAAGGAAATTCTCCATCAGAAGCTTTAGCACTTTTACAAGTGTCTCCTGGTAAAGCTTATGTAAGAGGATATGAAATTGGAAAAATTTCTCCATCTTTTATTGATATAGAGAAGCCAAGAACTTCCAATAGCGTAGATACATATTCTCTTACTTTTAATAGCACTAACAAAATTGTTATCAACAACGTAACAGGTTCTCCAGTTGTTGGATTTGGAACTACTACAACACTATCACTTGTTGATGCTAGAATAAGTGCAAATGGTCTTTTAATTGGTGGTAACGAAATTGGTGTTGCTAGAATTTATGATTTTAAATCTCAAGATTCCAGATATGTAGATGATGCCACAAAATTTGAATTATTCTTATATGATATACAAACATATACAAAGGTATCAATTTCAACTACAATTACATTAAACACTCCTGCTTTTGTTAAAGGTAATAGTAGTGGAGCAACTGGATATTTACAATCTTCAGTATCAGCATCTCCCAACTTAACTTTATATTGCAGTAATGGTTCGTTTATTCAAGGTGAAACTATATCAGTAAACGGTATTACTTCTGCTCCAACTGTAGTATCTGTTCGTGATTATGATTTTAGTGATGTAAAATCAGTATTTTCTAGAGTTGGAATTAATACATTCACTGCAGATTTAGAATTAAATAACGTTCAATCAATTTCACGTCAAGGAACTCAATTTACAATTACTAGTGCAGGTGCAGTTACAATCGGAGTAACATCTGCAGTTTCAGTTGGAATTAAAACTGGCGATATTATCAGATATACAAAAACAGGCAATACATATCCAACATTTAATAGAGTTACTGCAGTTAGCCCAGCAGCAAATTCATTTACTGTTGCTGGAGTTACAAGTGTTACCAATGTTTGTGATGGAACTCTTCCAGGTTCAACAATTACAGCAAATGATTTGTTAATTATTAAACCATTTTTAATCAATGGTTCAAAATCAACTTTAGTTACACCACTAGCAAATACTGATATTAGTAATTTAAACCTTGTAACGTCACAAATCAAGATTAAAAAAACATATACTTTATCTGTTTCTGGAAGTCAAGTATCTACCACTGAATCTGATGTAAATCTATTCTTTTCAGAATTTGATGTTGAAGATTATGTATTAACCTATTCTACAGGAGCAGTAGAACCTCTAAGAAGTGGGCAAGTAATATTTTCAAACGGTAACAAAACCATTACATTAAATCAATTATCTGTAGCTACAGATTCTAGTGCCAAGTTAGTTGCTACTTTATCTAAGATTAACGCTTCATCAAAACAAAAAATCTTAAATCGTTGTTCTACTGTTACAATTAGCAGATCATCAAATTCTGCATCTGGTCTTGGAACTTCATCATTAAATGATGGATTAACTTTTAGTACAATTTATGGAACTAGAGTTCAAGAAAAAGAAGTTTCACTCAATGTTCCTGATGTTTTACGTGTTCATGCTATCTTTGAATCAGATGATACATCAACTCCTACTTTACCATCTTTAACTTTAGTAGAAATTTCAGGTTCCTTATTAAATACAATTGTTGGTGATGTAATTATTGGTGATGAAAGTAAGGCAGCAGCTAGAGTTGTTTCTACTACAGCATCAACTATCAACTTTGTTTATATAACTGAAAAATCTTTTAGAATTGATGAATCTGTAACATTAAAAAGATCTGGTATTACAGCTAAAATCTCTAACGTAACCGATGGTGATAATAATATTACCGAAAACTTTACTTTAGATAATGGTCAAAGACTTGAATTTTTAGATTATGGTAAAATTATTAGAAAACCATCTGCACAAACACCAACAAAATCTATCACTGTAGTATTTGATCATTATAGCATACCTGCTGGTGATAATGGAGATTTTGTTTCATTCTCTAGCTATTCATCTGATCTATACACCAGAGATATTCCTTCTTTACAATCTTTAAGATCCACTGATGCAATTGATATCAGACCTAGAGTTGTAAATTATGATCCAACAACAGACACATTATCTCCATTTGAATTTAATAAAAGAAATTTTGCATCTTCTGGAACTTATTCCAATAGTCTAATTTATCCAAATAGTCAAATAGTATTTGGGTATTCTTATTACCTACCCAGAATTGATAAGTTACTATTAACAAAAGAGGGATTCTTTGAACTAAGAATGGGTGAGCCATCTTTAAATCCTGTAGCACCAATTGACTTATCATCTTCATTAGATATTGCTACTATCAGATTAAGACCTTATGTTTATAACGTTAAGCAAGATATTTCAGTAACACCTATTCGCCATAAGCGTTATACCATGGCGGATATTACTAAACTTGAGAACAGACTATCAAATGTAGAAACCTACACATCACTATCATTACTAGAAAGTGAGACTTTTAATTTAAGTATTAAAGATTCAGCTACTGGATTAGATAGATTTAAATCAGGTTTCTTTGTAGATAACTTTAAGAGTCATGCTGGTCATTTATTAAGCGGCAATTCTAGCATTGATTCTTTAAATGGTGAATTAAGACCAGCTCATTATACAACATCTTTAGATCTATTGATTGGATCTCAATCTCTTGTGGGAATTGGCTCAACAGCAAATCAAAATGTAGACTCTAGATTTGTTACAGATTTACAATCTCCAAATATTAAGAGAACGGGTTCTTTAATTACTCTTAATTATACCGAAACTGTTGCTGCTCAACAAAGATTTGCAACTAGAACAGAAAATATCAATCCATTTGCAGTTTCAACTTGGATTGGAAATATTGAACTTGCTCCTGCATCTGATACTTGGATTGCTGAAAATAGATTATCTGCAAGGAATGTTGATGAAGAAGGTAGCTATAATGCATTGTTAACAGCTTTACAATCAGATCCTAATACAGGCATCTCCCCTGTCGATTGGGGTTCTTGGCAAGAAGTATGGTCAGGTCAAACTGTAGTTGGAAATGAAGTCGTAAGATCCGAAACTTCGACCGAAAGGACTGGAGATACTGGATGGGTTAATACTGGTGCTAGAAGAGGTGATTGGCCCTTCTTAGAGCAAAGAAGAACACAATCTTTAGTTGACACTACTGTTAATACTAATTTAATTACTACAAGAACAGATACTAGATTAACCAGACAAGGTGTTCAATTCCAAGTCTCACCTAGAGTTGATCGCAGATCTTTAGGATCTTCAGTTGTAAGCAGAGACATTATACCATTCTTAAGATCTAGAAATATTGAATTTATTGCAAGAAGAATGAGACCTAGAACTCAGTTCTATGCATTCTTTGACAACGTTCCAATGACTTCTTACTGTGTCCCTAAATTGTTAGAAATAACAATGACAAGTGGAACATTTAGAGTCGGTGAAACTGTTACTGGATATGTTCCAGGATCAACTGTTAGAAATACACAAAATACTTTAATTAGATTTAGAGTTGCAAAATCAAATCATAAGTATGGTCCTTATGATAATCCAACTCAAGTATTTGATGCTAATCCATACGAAGATACTTTAACCTTAGCTGCAGATTATTCTGCGACCTCTACTATATTAAATATTGATACTTTTAGCTTAGGTGCTCAATCAGAAAGTAATTTCTATGGTCAAATTGTACCAAGAATGGTTCTTATCGGTCAAACTAGTGGAGCACAGGCTTCTGTAAGAGATTTAAGATTAATCTCTGATAGAAATGGAACTCTCATTGCATCTCTGTTTATTCCCGATCCAGCAAGTCCAACAGAACCAGAATTTGAGACTGGAAGAAAAACTTTATTACTTACTGCAAATGAAACTAATAACCCAATTCCAGGATCATATAACAGCCAAGCAGAAGTTGTATTCACTTCTTCTGGTGAATTAAATACTACGCAAGAAACTGTCATTTCAACAAGAAATGCAGATATTCAAAGAACACAAGTTTCAGACACTACAACTGTTTCTCAAACAGTATCTACCTTATCAAGATCAACAACTGCTCAAACCAGAACAGTTACAAACCAAAATTGGTATGATCCTTTAGCTGAGACATTCTTAGTTACAGATGATGGTGGTGTGTTCATGACATCATTAGATGTTTATTTTGCAACTAAAGATAATAATATTCCAGTAACGTGTCAAATTAGAACTACACAAACTGGACAACCAACATCAACAATTATTGCATTCAGTCAAGTAACCTTAGAGTCATCCCAAGTTACAACTTCTACAAACGGAACTATTGCTACTAAATTTACCTTCCCATCTCCTGTTTATCTTGAAGGTAATGGTAGAGAATATGCAATTGTTCTTCTTTCCGATTCAAACAATTATACTGTTTGGATTTCTAGAATGGGTGAAGTTGATATCACTACAACGAATCTTTCTGAAAATCAAAGAGTAATTGTTTCTCAGCAACCATACTTAGGATCACTATTTAAGTCACAAAATGGTTCTACATGGGATGCAAGTCAATTAGAAGATCTTAAGTTCGTTCTTTATAAAGCACAATTTGTAGCTGATCCTGGGATCTTCAAACTATATAATCCTAAACTGGGAATTGGTAACCGTCAAGTTCCAATTCTAAGACCTCAGCCAGTTCAAACAATTTCTAAAGAAGTTGTTGTAGGTCTTGGATCAACTGTTCCAAGCACTTACTTGACTCCTGGCGTTACTATTACTCAGCTTAATAATACGAACACCACAGGTAAATTAAAATCCGCCACGGGTGCAATTGCAATTAATAATACACAAGCATTACAAGTCAATAACGTTGGTAGTGGACTAACACCATCAACAGGAAACTTTACTTACACTGGAGTAAATCTGTCTTCTATTAGTGGAGTTGGAACTGGCGCTCAAATGTCAATTTCAATCAATAGTGGTAACATTGGTGTTATTACTGTAACTAGCGGTGGTAGAGGATATGCAGTTGGTGATGTATTAACTGCTAGAGTTGGCGCAGTCAGTGAAAATGTAAGATTTAATGTTGGAATTGTTTCTGCTTTAAATCAACTTACAATTACTAATGTTCAGGGTAGTTTTGATACTGTTAATCAAGTTGCTTGGCTTGTCGGTAGCGGACCAAACGTTGGTATTGCATCTACTCTGCCAGCAGTTCCTACAACAGTTACCAATGCTGCTGATAAAACTGGACTATACATGAATATTTCTCATAGAAATCATGGTATGCACGGCAGAAATAATAAAGTAATTATTTCTGGAGCAATCTCCAATATTGTTCCAGTTCGTTTAGCACTAGAATATACTAATACATCAACAACTGGTCTTCCTGTAACTAATGTAGGTATATTTACAAGCTTTGAAAATATTGGAGTTTCAAGTACAAATCCAGGTTATATCTTAATTAACAATGAAGTTATCAGTTACACTGGTACTAACGCATCAACGTCCCCTCAAACTTTAACTGGCATTTCTAGAGCCATTGATAACACAGTTGCTCAAACACATACAGTTAACTCACCAGTCATGAAGTATGAACTTGCTGGTGTCTCACTGAGAAGAGTTAATACAACTCATAATTTTGCTGATGTTGATGTTTCAAATAATATTGAATTAGATTCTTACTATGTTAAGATTAATACAACATCAACTGGATTGGGAACGGCTAGAGATGGTTCAAATGGTTTACCAATCCTTGCATTTAGTGACACCGAGCAAGCTGGTGGTAGAAACGTGAGAGCAACTCAAAATATTCAATTTGAAACTCTTACTCCTAATGTTCAAATTATGATTCCTTCTACAACTCAAATTGCAACACGAGTAAGAACAGTCAGTGCTACTAGCGTTGATGGAACTGAAATTTCATTCCAAGATAATGGTTATGAACCAATTAATTTAAATGCCGTAAATCAATTTACTACTCCTAGAATTATTTGCTCCGAAGTTAATGAACTTGATAAACTTTCATCTCTTTCTGGCAATAAATCATTTACTATGGAAATGACTTTAAGCACTCAAAATAGAAATGTATCACCTGTAATCGATCTAGATAGAATTAATGTAATTACAACGACAAATAGAATTGATAATTCAATCATTGATTTTATTGGGGATAATAGAATTAATTCAGATTTAACCGATCCAAGTGCAGCTACTTATGTAACTAAGAGAGTTAATTTAGAAAATTCTGCAACGTCTCTTGATGTAAGATTTGCCGCATTTAGAGATGAGAGTAATAATATTCGTGTTCTATACAAGCTTTATAGAAATGATGCTCCTGATGTAGATCAACCATACGTCCTTTTCCCAGGATATGCAAATCTTGGTGATGGAACACCTGATGCTAACATTGCATCAAGTAATAATAATGAATATCGTGATTATAAATTTACTGCTAATAATTTACCAGAATTTACTGGATTTACAATTAAGGTGGTAATGACTGGCACAAATCAAGCTTTTGTACCTAAGATCAAAGAATTTAGAGCAATTGCATTAGCATAATATGAACAACGATTATGATAGAGATCTAATACCCGTAGAGGGCAATAACTCCTTAAAAAGAGATAGTTTCTCAAAAGCTATTATCAATTCTGATAAATCATCTTTTGATAACTACATTTCATTGCGTGATCAAAAAATTAAAGAAAGAAATGAAATTGAATGTATTAAATCTGAACTGGCAGAAGTAAAAACTTTGCTAGCTCAATTAGTGGCTAAGTTATAAATATTTAAAACATTATATTAGCATGTAAGCATGTCTGTAAGAGTTGTTAATTTAGTTATACCTCAAGGAACAGATTTTACAACATCTTTCATGTTGGAAGAGTATAATGATCTTCCTATTGATTTGAATGGCTATACAGGTGTGTCTCACATCAAAAAACACCCATCAAGTACTACAAAGTACCCAATGACGGTGACTATCCCAAATCCTGATTATGGTGAAATAAAAGTATCTATTGGATCTACCGTGTGTTCATCTTTGAAAGAAGGTAGATATTTATACGATGTTTTGCTTACAGAAACTGCAACAGGTTTAAGAACTAGAGTTGTTGAGGGAACAGTAACAGTTACTGCAGGAGTTTCAACCTCATGACGGAATTTAATACCAGAATATCGGATCAAAACAGGATTAAAAACCACAAATTTAAGAGGAGCTAATACTATAAACTCCCTGCTAAATGTTGACGTAACCAATTTAACCAATGGTGACGTTCTTCAGTATAACTCATCGACTGGAAAGTGGGAAGCTGTTGGAATTTTAGGGCAAAACATCCTCGTTGATGGAGGTGAATTCTGATGGCTATAGGAGCAACGATATTACTTAAAAGAAGTAGTGGAATATCATCTTTACCATCATTAAGATTTGGTGAAATTGCCGTATCTATTGGAACTGGTGGTGCATATAATAATTATGGGGGAAGACTTTGGATTGGCGATGGAGCGCAAAATCCAGTTGTAGTTGGGGGTAGATATTTTGCTGAACTTTTAGATCAGCAGCCTGGCATTGTAACAGCTGGAAAAGCGATTATAACTGATGCTAATAATCAGATTGCATCATTAAATATTGCTGGCAATTTAAAAACTTCATTTCTACTGCTGGTGGTTCTTTTTCTACTGGTGCTACTATTGGTTCTATTGGAATTGCATCAAATATAATTAGCACTAGACCAGGATCAGGAAATGTTCTTTATATTGATCCATATCCAGATGGATTGAGTAGTGATGGAACAGTTGTAATTAAAGGTAACTTACAAGTTGATGGGCAAACAACTAATATCAATTCTTCCACAATTACAGTAGAAGAATCTATTTTAGCATTATCAGATCCATCTTCAGTAAGAACTGTAATTGGAGCAATTTCTGCTGGTGTATCTACAATTACATTAGATTCTGTAGCAGGAATTAATACAGGTGATGTTCTAAGAAATCTTGCTGGGCTTCCAGCGACAGAAGCAAATAGAACAGTTGTTTCGTACAATTCTGGCTCAAAATCAGTAACTATTGCTGGTGTAACAACCGCTGGCATTTCATCTGCATCTCAAGTTACTGTAGTTTTTGGATGGGATACACAAACTAATAGAGGTATTTCATTTACTTATAATAATGATGGTGTTGGATTAGGAACAACAGCAACTAAAACTGGATTCTTTGGTTTCCAAGATTATAATCAAAGATTTACATTTGTCCCAGACGCAACAATTGGTGTTGCAACTGCAACAGGTATTCGCGGATATGTTAGTGGTACAAAAGGATATCTTGACATCAAAGGAATCTACTATCAGCTAGCAGACACAAGCACAAATGGTGTTGTGTATTTTGATAATACTGGATTAATGAATTCTACATCAGCTCCTGCTAGTGGAATTTCAACTTCCAACTATATACTTACAACACAGCCAGGAACAGATGTTCCTGTATGGACTAGCACTATAGATGGAGGTGAATATTGAAATGAATCCTGAAGTCGATATTAATGTTTTGGTGAAAGCATTTTCTGAACGAGTAACAGCATTATATCGTGATAATATTGTATTAGAGGCAAAATATCAAAGTTTGTTAAATGATTATAATGAATTAGTTCAAACTAAAAATGAATTGCAAGAAGAAATAAACAAGAGCATAAGAGAACAATGAAACCAGCAAGTAGACAACAGCTCATTGATTACTCCTTAAGAAGACTGGGATATCCAGTTTTAGAAATCAACGTAGATGATGATCAAATTGATGATCTCGTTGATGATGCGTTGCAGTATTTTCAAGAGCGTCATTTTGATGGTATTGAAAAAATGTATTTAAAATATAAAATTACTCAAGATGATATTGATAGAGCAAAATCAAACACAACAACCTCAAAGACTGTAGGTGTTACTACATTCAATTATTTGGAATCGAAAAATTATATTGAAATTCCTGATAGTGTTATTGGTATTGAAGGTATTTTTAGATTTGATGATAGCACATTCTCTAGTGGAATGTTTAATATTGCATATCAGATTTTTTTGAACGACGTATACAACTTTACATCAATTGAGCTTTTAAACTATGCTAAAATTAAAGAATACTTAGAAACTATTCAATGGTTAATTAGTCCTCAGAAAAAAATCAGATATACAAAAAGACAGAATAGATTATACGTTGATATGAACTGGTCTAGTGTACCAGTAAACAGTTATATCATTATTGATTGTTACAGAATTTTAGATCCCGCAGATTTCCCTAAAGTGTGGAATGATTCATTCTTAAAACTTTATTTGACTGCATTGATTAAAAAACAATGGGGTCAAAATATGATTAAATTCAATGGTGTAAAACTTCCAGGAGGTGTAGAACTTAATGGTAGACAAATTTATGAAGATGCTATTAATGAATTAGCAGATATTAAGACGAGAATGTCTTCAGACTACGAACTACCACCTTTAGATATGGTCGGATAATATGGCTCTTAATCCATACTTCATACAGGGGAACTCTTCAGAACAAAGATTAATTCAAGATCTTATCAACGAACAGTTGAAGATGTATGGGGTTAACATTGGTTATATGCCAAGAGGATATGCTCTTGAAGATGGAGTCTTAAAAGAAAATATTCTTGGCAGATTTAATGATAATTACTACATGGAAGCATATGTTGCTTCTTACAGTGGTTTTGGTGGTGGGGGAGATATTTTATCAAAGTTTGGTGTAAAAGCAAATGATGATCTATCTTTAATTGTATCGAGAGAAAAATTTGAAGATTTTATTACTCCGTTTATTGAAGCTGAATTGCAAGATGAAAATTTAAAAATATCAAATAGACCAAAAGAAGGAGACTTAATATATTTTCCATTAACAGATACTTTATATGAAGTCAAGTTTGTTGAGCATGAAGTTGAATTTTATCAGTTAAACAAATTATATGTTTATGAATTAAAATGTGAGCCATTTATGTTTGAAGATGAACTCATTGATACTGGGGTTTATGAAATTGACGATAATATGGTTGAAAGAGGAATTGATGCAATTTTAACGCTTACGGGCATTGCAAATACAGCAGGAGCTGGAACAACTGTTGCTCCTACTGGAGGAGTTAATAGAGTTTATTTAGTTAATGATGGATGGGGATATACTTCTACTCCAATAGTCACATTCTCTGCTCCTCCAGCAGGAGGAAAGAGAGCTACTGCTGTAGCTATTACAACTCAAAGACCTGCTGCAGGTTATACCACTGCTTATTCAATTGATAGAATTCTTATCACTGATCCTGGCGGAGGATATGTAACATCACCAACAATAATAATCAGTGGTGGTGGAGGATCTGGTGGAATAGCTACCGCAGGAATATCAACCAATGGAACAATATCTAGAATTGTTATTAATAATGCTGGATCAAATTATGCTAAACCACCAATAGTAACAATATCTGCTCCTGGCGCTGGTACAACTGCAACAGCAGAAGCTTTTATAAATTCTCAAGGTGTTGTGTCTAGAGTTTATATTACAAATGCTGGATCTGGATACACTACTATACCTTCAATAACATTTACATCTCCAGGTATATCAACAGGAAACTATCTGTTAAATGAACTTATTACTGGAGCTACTTCAGGAACAAAAGCCGTTGTTAAAGACTGGGATGCTGTTAATAAAAAATTACGTGTATATAGAAGAACGGGTAGATTTACTATTGGTGAAGTTATTGTAGGTTCTGCTAAAACTTCCGACCATATTGGTATTGGATCAACTGGAAGATACATATTAAAATCTGTTGATTACTTTAATGATGAAAATTTATATGCACAGAACGATGAGATTGAAGCGGAAGCAGATACATTTTTAGACTTTACTGAAAATAATCCATTTGGAGAATACTGATGTTAGGAACTTATTTTTATCACGGAATTATACGAAAAACCATCATTGGTTTTGGAACTCTTTTTAATAAAATTGAAATTAGAAAAACAGACTCTAGTGGAAATGCAGTTTCAGTATTAGAAGTTCCCCTTGCATATGGACCTGTTCAAAAATTCTTAGCAAGAATTCAACAACAGCCAGATTTAACTAAAAAGTCTACGTTGACTCTTCCAAGAATGTCTTTTGAAATGAAAGGTCTTCAATATGATCCATCGAGAAAAGGAAGTGTGACACAAACATTTAAAACAGTTACTGATACATCTAGATTGCAGAAAGTATATTTACCAGTTCCATATAATATTAGTTTTCAGTTATCAATTATGTCTAAAACGCAAGAAGATGTCTTGCAGATTATAGAACAAATTTTACCATTTTTTCAACCTGCATTTAATATTTCTATAGATTTAGTAGAAACAATTGGAGAAAAAAGAGACGTTCCTATTATTTTAGAATCAGTCAATCCACCAGATGATAATTATGAAGGTGGCTTTGATGAAACAAGGATTATCATATATACATTAAATTTTGTTGCAAAAACATCATTAGTAGGACCTCTTGTAGATTCGACTGATAAGTTAATCAAAAAAGTTCAAGTTGATTACTACAGCAATACATCAACAAATGCTAAGAGAGAAGTTCGTTACACAGCGACTCCTAAAGCACTGCAAGATTATAATCAGGATGGTGTAATTAATGCTGCTGATGATCCTTTAATTGAACCTGGCGATGATTTTGGGTTTAATGAAACAAATTCATTCTTCCAAGATTTCAAAACTTACAGTCCATCACAACATACAGATTTAAATCTATAAACCATGAACTCTTTCGATAAAATTAGTGACGTTTTAAACGTAGAATCTGAGGTTTCTTCTTCGGAAATAATTTCTGTTGAAAAGCCAGAAATTGAAAAAATTGATGAGCCTAAGAAAGATTATGAATATACTCGCGGACAACTATATTCTTTAATTGAAAAGGGTCAAGAAGCTGTTGATGGAATATTAGAAGTTGCTACCAGCACAGATCATCCAAGAGCTTATGAAGTTGCTGGTCAATTAATTAAAAATGTTGCTGATGTAACAGACAAATTGATTGATTTACAAAAGAAAATGAAAGATTTAGATGCAAAATATAATGGTCCAACTACAGTTAACAATTCACTATTTGTAGGTTCAACTGCAGAATTATCTAAATTAATTAAACAAGGACTTCTAAATAATAAAGAGGAAAAATAATACAATGCAAGAGCAATTAAAAAAAGTAGAAACTAAAAAAGTTACCGAAGGTAATTTACATCAGTGGTTTAAAGGTTCAAAATCAAAAGATGGAAAAGGTGGTTGGGTAAACGTGGTAACTGGTGGCACTTGTGCGAGTGATGAACCTGGAGAAGGAACGCCAAAGTGCGTCTCTTCTTCAAAGAGAGCAAGTATGACAAAGGCAGAAAGACTATCTGCCGCAAGAAGAAAGAAGGCAGCAGATCCTGGGCAACAATCTAAGACTGGTGCAGCAAAACCCACTTATGTTTCCACAGATAAACCTAAAAAGAAAAAGAAAAAATCAGTGAAAGAAGATTGGTCAAATAAATATAAGAAATCAATAGATTGTGATAACCCTAAGGGATTTTCTCAAAGAGCTCACTGTCAAGGAAGGATTAAAAAAATGAATGAAGAATCTGATGCTAAAGGAAAAGGCAGCGGCAAGAAAGATGCCTGTTATCATAAAGTAAAAGCCAGATATAGTGTTTGGCCCAGTGCTTATGCTTCTGGAGCACTCGTCAAGTGCCGTAAAGCTGGTGCTAAAAATTGGGGTAATAAATCTGAAGAATTCTTTCCAGAAAATCATAAAGAAGTTGCCTCTGGTAAAATGAAGGACGAAGAAGGATATATGGCTAATGTTGAATTTGATCAAATTGAAAGATCAATCAATATTTTAAGAGGAATTGTTAAAAAATCTAATCAACAAATTCCTGCTTGGGTTCAATCAAAAATTACCAGGGCTGCTGATTTTATTGATACTGCTGCAGATTATATGCAAAGTGATGATAGTGTAACAGAATCTGTTAAAAGAATTCAAACTTCTGGGCAACTGTATTCTATCATGATTATGTTTTTAAGTAAAACATATACTTTAAAAATGTACTTCCCATCTCCACAAGTTCCATCAAGAGATGAAGTAAATGATGCTGTTCAAAAAGTATATCCTGGTGGAAAAGTTCTTGCATATTATCCTTGCATGACAAGCACAAACTCTGGATATATAGTCGCTAACGAAGAAAACGTAGCTGAAGCAAGTCCATTCAGTTCTGATTTTGAAGTTAGAAAATCATCAGGAGCTGGGGCATTAACACCCGCTGCTGCTTCACAATTGGGACCAAGAGCCATAGATCTTCAAAAGAAAAAAGCAGCTGCTGTAAGTCTCCCAAATTTAAGTCCTGGTTCAGGGATGGTTAGAACTGCAGATTCTTATGAAGCTGAAGGAGAAGATATTCAAGAGAACACCACGCTTGATACTCCAGAAAAGCGTCGTAAGAACTATCTTTTAAACATTGGTGTTATTGGCGAAGGTGCTGCTTGGACTCGTAGAGAAGGTCAAAATAAAAAAGGTGGACTCAACGAAAAAGGACGCAAAAAA